ATGCAAGTAGCGATGTGCGTACAATACGCATCAGAGAATTTAATGCGGAAGGTGTTCGGCGAATGGTACATAGAAAAAGGACCCCAGGAAAACACAATAAATAAGCAGCTGGGGGAACCGTCGAGCCATGTAATGACTTGGAAAGAGATCAAGGGGCTCGATCTCGACGCCCAGCTGGCCCAGATGGTGGAAGACAAATATCAATTGGTAGACAGCACGAAATTTGAGTACGACAAGGATTACAGCTCAGATATAGATCAGTCAAAAGCTGCAGTAGTGACAAGACTGATAGTTGGCAACAGAGCCATGATACTGGGGGCACCACTGGCAGCTTATAGACCAGCCATTAAGGGGGCAGGGTTGACAGACAAATCCTACTCGTGGTGGTCAGGTATAAGTAAAAAGACATCAGCACAAGACTGGTGGGCCACAAAGAAGGTGGTCAGAACTGACGTGGGTCCAAAAGACACAGTGCGAAGTGTGGAGGCTATGCATGGTCATTTATCCCACAATACTCAGGTTGAGGAGACCAAATTACCCACATCAGGAATTAGTGGTGACAAAACCCAGGATGTGCCAAATGAATGGAAGCGATCAATATTCTCCGATGTAGCTAACATAACAGAAATACCTGACTTTGATTCAATGATTTTTTGGGAAGACGGCGAGTTGACGGATTGGCTATCAATGTATGCACCATTTGAGTCTAAATGTAGGTCGACAGAGTGGGCACAAAGGCTGATTAAGAGTCGGAAACACACATTAACCAAGCACCCGGCTCAATCGAGGGCAGTGCACACAAAAGTGGCGTTTGAAGAACAGCGTTCAATAGCCGGCCGTTTATTCAGTGTTAAACGTATACGCAGGCGGACTCCGTGCGTCGATACGGTCATGGAAAACATATACAAAGCTTATTTTCATGACAAAGCTAACGAGATGGTGTCGAAATTCAAGAGTGAGCCGCTTTATTATGATTCAAAAGCATCAATAAAGTGGATGGAGGAGCACAAATCAAGTTCAAAAGTGTACGATGACCTAAAGAAGACCTTGCAAGCCGGAATGTTCAATCAAAACCTGTCAGACGTTAATGTGCACATAAAATTAGAGTCATTACTGAAAGAGGTAACAAAGGTGATAAAGAGGAATGAGCAGCAAAAAGCACGCATTATTGTGTGGCAAAGGTACGCTGTGGCGGCCATATTTTCTCCGATTTTTACAGAAGCCAAATCCAGGCTACACCAACTGTTCAACAACAAAGTGGTGTATGCTGATGGGAAAACACCAGAGGAGTTGTCGTCCTTTGTGCGTGGCACTGGGGATAGAACAAAGTACGTGCTGAGCACAGACCTGGAGCAACAAGACAGGCAAACTGATGAACCACTCATTAATGTAGAATTCAAATTATATGGCGATTTA